TTAGGGTTCGTAGGTATCATCTCCACACTGATTATTATCGTAACTGCATTCACACGTTTCTACAAATCACCCCTCAACAAGTAAATGACCAACACTGTAAACGTTCTGCCTCATCTCAAAGAACTTCGTGATTCTTGGAGGAAACAAAACTTCAACTTCACAGAAGAGCAACAAGAAAAGTATGAACTCTGAACTCTTGCCCGACACGAAAGAATACGTTTCTTCAAAGAAAATGATCTCGTAGCAAAGGGACCAAAAGTTTCACCTACCGAGGAGGTAATTGAAGACGAAGAGTATTGATTAAAAAATCAGTTTGAGAAGTGTCCACCTTCCTGCTTTTTTGGTAGGAAGGTACTTTATGGTATAAATATATCAAAGGTTCTCCACACTGCTAAAATGAAGTCTTTTCCTGAATTTTGTAAAGAAGCATACGATGCTTCTTTTATGTCTGGGGCACAAATAATTAGTCCTGGTGAGGGTGGACGTATCGGTAGAAAAAGAACAAAAACTGATGCCGAAGTTAGAGCAAAAAAAGCAATTGGTGGTGGTAAGTTTGCACCTCGTAAAAGATATAAACCTCGTAAAGATATTGGTGTTCCAAAACCAACATCTGTAACAGTTCAACAACCAGAAGGAGAACGTGGGTCTAGTAAAGTTGCAGCAGCACTAATGGCAGCATCAAAAGAAGAAAGAAAGAAAGCAGCACTGAAAAGAATTGCCGCAAAAAAATCTGGTCAATCTTCAACAGAAACTAAACCAAAACCAAGAGATTTAGAAAGAGGGGCATCTTTACTTCTATCAACTAAACCAAAGGCACCAAAACCTGCTCCTGGATATACTCCACCTAAACCATCTGGTTACTCAGAAACAGAACGTAAGGCACTTTACAAAAGAGGTGAACGTGCATTGAGAGATGTTGTTCTTGATGCAACTGGAAAGAAGTCGGAAAAAGAATTGAAGCACAAATATACTTCTAAATGATTGTAAGGGGGGACGTGTAAAGTGTCCCTATAGTGTAACCACTCCAAAATTATGAAAACTGTGAAAGTTCCGATCACAACTCTGGAGACTTTAATTGAGAGTCTTGCAGATGCGATTAATGTGTGCTATAATGTAGAGTCCAGATCAGAAGATGTTGAAAAATCTTATCCTTATGCGACAGGATATAGTCGTTCGGCAATGCTCAGGATTCAGGAGCAACTTAATGATCTGAAAACACAAGCAAACTGAACTTCATCATTATCACCAAACCAATGATTTCTCTTCGTCCTCACCAAGTTAGGGGTGATGTTGCAATGCAACAACACAACAAAGGTCAGGTAATTGTTCCTACGGGTGGTGGAAAGACCTTGAACATGATTACTGATGCTGTAAGGCAGTTTCAGTTAGAAACTCCACAGACCATTGTTGTTGTGGCACCTCGTATTCTGCTTGCAGAACAGTTATCTTCAGAGTTCCTTGAGTTCATTGTGAATGCAGAAGTTCTTCACGTTCACAGTGGAGAAACTCATCACGAATCTACCACAAATTCTAACACAATCCGTCAGTGGGTGGATACTCATAACTCCTCTCATAAACTAATCTTTACAACCTATAACTCTCTTCAACGACTGGTTGATACCGAGATTGATGTTGATACGATATATTTTGATGAGGCACACAATTCAGTCAAACGTAACTTCTTTCCTGCAACAGAACATTTTGCTGCGAATGCAAATCGTTGCTACTTCTTTACTGCAACCAGAAAAACTTCACTCACTCCAACAAAACCAGGGATGAATGATTCTGAGGTTTATGGTAACATTATTTGTCGTGTTTCTGCACCAGAACTTGTTGATGGTGGATATATTGTCCCACCCAAAGTCTTTACACACCCATCTAAAACTACTGATGAATGTGGTGGGTGCTCTTATGAACGAGACAAGCACAATATCATAGACATCATTAACACTTATGGAATGGATAAAGTATTGATTGTATCCAAAAAAACCAAGGATATTATAGGTCTCACTACACATACTGATTTCCAACTCCAAATGGAACAAATGGGATATGAGGTTCTTCACATTTCCAGTAAGTTTGGTGCCTTTATCAACAATCAGAAAGTCAATCGTGAGGTATTTTTTGATACTCTCAATGCTTATGGTAAGGATGTGAACAAGAAGTTTGTTGTGCTACATTTTGATATTCTTGCGGAAGGATTGAATATCTCTTGCCTGAATGGTATTGTATTTCAGCGCAGTACAGATTACATTAAAATCTTGCAAACTGTTGGTCGTGCTATTCGTCTTGATCCACGAGACAGTAGGGGTATGCGAGAGGGCACAATCACTCCCGGTGCCGTAAATACCTACAATAAGAAGTTTGGTCTTGTTGTTACTCCTGTGTTTGATAAGGTTGGTATCAGCACTGCCAAAAAAATTGAGGTTTGCCTTGATACTGTTTTTTCTAAAGGTGAGATGATTGACAGTGTGGTGATGAGGTGATATTATGAGGTAACAGAAAAAACCACCAAATGAAAGAGGGATTTCTAATCAACAAAGGAGAATATGCTGCTGTTCCATATGGTAATCAGTTTTTGGTTATTTACAATGGAAAACAACTTGAGAAACTTTGTAGAACAGAAAGTTCTGCACGAAAGTATATCAAAGATCATCAAAAATGCAACTCAACTGAAATCTTTTGAATTATGACACATCTAATTGACCATTTAGAATCTGGTGTAAACTGGAGTAAAGTTTTTGGTGTTGTTGATTCTCTTTATTCTGATAAAGGATTCTGCTCTAATGCTGATAACTTTGCCCGTTCAACTGCTGTAGAAAAAGCACTCGCAAAGTTCTCAAATCTTGTGCGAGTTGATCAAAACGGATATGATTTTGTCTGGGATGACAATAACCAGAATCTCGTTAAGATTGAAATGAAGATGGGAAAGAATTTATTTTATAAACGTAAAGATATTAATGCTACTAAAAAGTTTAAGGTCAAATCTTTTCTTTCTGAAACAAAGACAGTTGAAGATTTCAAACAAGATTCTACTTATGATTATCTTTTAGTACTTGATCTTACTGCTCGTCGTGTTGTAATTGTGGAAGATGAAGTTGCTCGTTCTTTATATCAGGAAGGTGCAGATGGTGCAATGATAGAATTAAAACTTGGTGACTATTATCAATGTGATATTGGTGAAGTTGATGTTATTTTACCACCTTTGAAATTATCAACTTTGATTGATGAAGCAATTGAAAAATATTTGGATTTTTGAAAGAAGGGGGGACGTGTAAAGTGTCCCTATAATATGAAGAACACACACCTCAACCACCCAGAAGATTCTATCCTGACAGGTGATCTATCTGTGCTGAATTGGTTCACTGCAAAATCAAAGATTACCGTTAAAATTGATGGTTCCCCTGCAATAGTTTTTGGTACAAACCCAGAGAATGGTAAATTCTTTGTGGGCACTAAAAGTGTCTTCAATAAAATCAAAATCAAAATCAATCATTCTCATGAAGAAATTGATGTAAATCATACGGGTAAAGTTGCAGAAGTTCTTCATGCTTGTTATGATTCTTTACCACGAATTGATGGTATTGTTCAGGGAGACTTTATTGGTGCTGGTGGTTCCGATACATATTGCCCCAATACTATCACCTACAAGTTTCCAAAAGTAATCACCAAACCGATTATCTTTGCCCCTCATACAACCTATTCTGGGAGCAATCTTCGTGATTGTAGTGCATCCTTCGGTGCGAAAGTTCGTGCCTGTTCTACAGTCTTATGGGTGTGTCCTGGAGTATCTCTAATTGAGGATCGTGAAGATATTCTTGACTTCTGTAACTTTGCCCGACAGGTGAGCACTTTGTGTGAATTTGTGTCCGAGAAAGAAGCAATCAAGATCAAGAAAGAGATCAACCTTTGTATTCGTGAGAATCGCAAAGTGTGTGAGTATGAGATTGCCGAGAAGTGTAATTGTGACAAGAACCTGATTCGATTGTGGAAACTTGTGGAGAGCATAAAGATGGATTTGTTCTTCTACATTCGTGCCGATAAAAGTATTTCTTGTGAGATTGATGGTCGCAGTAGTGAGCACGAAGGTTATGTGATTACTAATAAGTTTGGTTCACACAAAGTTGTGAATCGCACAGAGTTTAGCAGACTCAACTTTACTCTGGAGAAAAACTGGAGTTAGTAAAGGGGGGACGTGTAAAGTGTCCCTATAGTGTAAGCACTCAATCCCAAACCCAGATCATGCCTTCCTTCGTTCAATGCACTACCAACCCCACTTTTGTTGAAGTTGGTGTAGAGTTCTTTCTGCCCACAGATTCTACTTCATGGATTCCGAATGGTTTTGATATGGTAGAGTTGTGCGTAGATGCTGATGAGGTTAATGACAACTGGATGCGTTCTATTGCACTTGATGAAGCAGCAGAACGATTCTGTGACAGCATTGGTGTTGTTTTCTCTCAAGTAATCGAATCGGAGTTGTGGTAATGTCTTATTTCTTTTCTATTGACCCTGAAGATTACGATGACGATGAGATTGAAGATGATGAAGAGGAAGATCTTTATGATTACGATAAAGATCATCCATCACTTTCTGCACAGGAACGTAATCAATGACAAAACTTTTTTGTATTGCATCTAACATTCAAACTCATAGTTTTGAATGGATTGCTTATGGTGATGATTTCCCTGTTAAGTGTGAAGAAAATGTTGTGGCACTAAGTGCATTTGAGATTGCAGGAATGTGCTCACAAATTTTTAGAAGTGAGAGTTCAAAACATGATTGAAAATCGTGCCCGCATTCTTTCCAGTTTCATTATTTGTTTTGCCTACATTATTACAATGTATCACGACACAACTTTAGGTTGCCGATTATATCTTATTGGCAATTCTCTTGCCATTCCTTATATGATTCGCCATAAGTGTTGGGATATTGTTGCTCTCTTATCTTTCTTAATTGTTGCTGGTTTACCAAAGGTTTTCTCATGAAATTCATCGTTGATCTCTATGTTGGTGGTAAAGTGTTTAAGGAGCAAGTGCAGGCAAACAATCAAAAAGATGCCCGAGAAACTGCACTGGCAAGAAACCCAACTGCGAAAGTCATTGGAGTCAATATAATTTTTAAGTAAGTATGTTAAAGGGGGGACGTGTAAAGTGTCCCTATAGTGTAACCACTCAAACCCAAACCCAAATGTCAACAAGAGGCAGAATCGGTGTTCAACTCACTGATGGTTCAATTCTTTCAGTGTATTGTCATTATGATAATTATCCATCATTCAATGGTGTTAAACTCCAAGAACATTTCAATTCTTATGAACTTGCTGCCGAATTAATTGACGGTGGTGATATAAGTTGCCTGTGGACTAATGCAGGTTGGAATAATGAAGTTCTGCCAACTACAGGACCATTGTATTACACTTCACGAGGTGAAGAATATAATCCTCCGAGTCTTGATTCCAACCTGAAGCAGTATCTTAGCGATGGTGCAGAAGAGTATGCCTATTTGTTCAAAGATGGTGAATGGGTATGCTACAATACCAGAAGTTGGGATGAAAAGTATCTTCAACAGGTAGAGATTCCTGTTGCTGTGTGTGCATAGGTAAAGTAAACTAAAGGGGGGACGCATAAAGTGTCCCTATAGTGTAACCACCAAACCACTCAAACTTCCAAAATGCAACTCTCTGTTCGTTGTTCTTCTGCTCCTTGGGAGAATGAAACCACTGATGAAGATCGTGCCATTGATCTTGCATATTCTCTCTCTGAAGAATACTCTTGCGATGTTCAGTTAGTATACACTTCAACTGGAACTATTCACTCTGTTGTTTCAAACTACTAATCAAACAAAATGACTTACAATCTTGCTGAAACTTTCAAATCCATTCAACAAAAGAATCAAAGTTCTGAAGTTAAAGAAGAATCAGTTAAATTGATTGCAGCACTTATTGCCCTACCAATTTATACAACAACCATCTGGGCGATTCTTACATTCATTTTTGCACTAAGTATTCCTTGGTTGCATATATTAGGTGGGTTTCTATTATTCAATCTTTTCAGGGGTTTTATTGCTGAATCATTCAAAAGTAAGGATAGATAAGGGGGGACGTGTAAAGTGTCTCCATAGTGTAACCACTCAAACCCAACCCCAATGACACTCAAGACTCAAACAATTCAAGAGTTCTTCACAGAAACCGAATGGGACATGATTTACAATTTCATCGGTAATGCTCTGGACAATGATGATTATGAGTGTGAAGATGTTTATGCAATTCGTGCTAAAATCCACAATCTCTTTCTCCCACAATGAATACTCCAAACTGGAAACATAACTCTGGAAAGAGTAAACGAACCAAGGGTATGTGTAAGGGGCAAATTGTTGCTCGCAAACAAGCACTTAAATCACTCCTACTGAAACTTTCAAAATGAACAGACAAGACTGCATTGATGAATTGATTGGAACATTTACGAATCGTCTTGAGTATCTGATTCGTAGAGATGATTATGCCAGTGCCGATGCAATTCATTCTGAATTTGTTGTTGGTGGAATTGAACCTGAAGATGGTGAATACATCTGGTTATTTGTTCCGAATCTTGTTTGTTGATAATATAAAGGGGGGACGTGTAAAGTGTCCCTATAGTGTAACCACTTCACTTCAAACCTAACTCAAACAAAATGACTGCTACTTTTTCTGATTACGTTGCTGGGCAGGATGCTCGCAACACAATTCAATTGAATGTTGTTAAGTATTGCCACATGCTGATTGAGTCTCTCAAGCAAAACTATTGTGACTATTCGATTCGCAGTCACCAAAGATCTGTGGAGAATGGTGATAACGTAGAGCATCACTTGAGTGCCCAAAAATCTCTTGAGGCAGGTATTTGCCCGATTGATTATGAGATTCAATCTGGTAGAAAGTATCACAAAATTGTGTTTATTGATGGTGGTGGTCACAAAAGTGTTCACTGCTTCATTGATAAACAGACTGGTGAGGTTTATAAGTCTGCTGGATGGCAATCACCTGCCAAAGGTGTTAGATATGACCTGCGATTAATTAAAGATAGGGAATGGTTATTTGCGAATGCCGACTGGAGTGGTGGATATTTATATGCTCGTTGATAAACTAAAGGGGGGACGTGTAAAGTGTCCCTATAGTGTAACCACTCAACCAACCAAACTTCCAATGAACTTCCAAACAGAAATTGCTCCTGCATTGCGTGACTTCATGAATCACATGCAACCGGATCTGAATGATGCTGTAGATTGGGTTTGTGAAGTGTTTGATGTTAATGCAACTGATGAATTGATTGATTCGATTGCTGATGAGTTTGATTCTTTATGACTATCACACCTGCACAAGTTGCTAAATTGGCAAAAGATCATGCTACTGACTTTGCTGAGAAAGTGAATATACAATTCCTTATGGAGTTTTATATCAAAAACTATCTTGATGAGTCATACGATGATATTGAGGGTGTTATGTATGATATTTTCACACATAAAAATAAGGATAGAAAATCTACTAAAGAGTTTATGATTGAGTCTGGAATATCTCCAGAAGATGCAGAAGAAGTTATTACAAATACTTTAGATGGAATCCTGGTAGATTAATCATTCAATCACAACGAGGTTATTATGAACACTGCAATTGTGACTCCAAAAAGTAACAAGGCAAAGAACAGATTTGCCAATCTTATGGATAAGAATCAAACTTGTATTGTTGAACAAATTAAGGACAATCTTGTGTTCTTACGTTCATTGAATGGCAAGAACTTTTTCTGGGTAAATCTTCTTAACGATTCTGATTGGAGCATTAAACTATGAAAAATCAAGAGCAACTTATTCGTTCTATTGAACAAAGAATTGAAGATCTTTCCTTTATTGATGAAGATCTTGCATATCAATTTGAGTGTGATTTGTATTACGAAACAGACGGTGATGACGTACCTATTGTTGAACTTTTCAATCAAGAACTTTTAGAAGAACTTAATCAATTGATTGAGAGTTACTAAGGGGGGACGCATAAAGTGTCCCTATAGTGTAACCATCAAACCCAACTCAAACAAAATGAACATCAACGACCTTTTCGATTCTATCAAACTCACCGAGACATTAGCACTCGAAAACTATCAAGAACGTAATGGAGTTGTTGACTATCGCCTTGATGGAGTTTGTAATCATTACTTTCCTATCTGGAATGATAAAGAACCTTCATTCAAAAATGGTGAAATAGTTCTCACCTGTAAAGTATCTAAAACAATCAAAGGTCAGTTACGATATAACTTTCTGGTAAATGGTAAGAGAGTTGCAGAGAAGATGATTCCTTCTACATTCTTATCACTCGGGGCATTTGAGTAAGTAACATTTAGAGAGAGGAAGGAATTTTTGCCTCTTGGTTAAAAAAGTGATTCTGTAAAGTATGAATAATTCTCAAATAGTGGTGAAGGAAAAGGTTAACTATGAGAGAGAGGAAGGAGTTCCTTTCTCTCATTTTTTTGTGTAATACCACTTATAACCAAAAGAATAACACCAAGTTTTTCCATTTTCGATGTTTTGAATGTTTTTTGATATTGAACCAGCAGCAGAATAATTTCTTTCACCTTTGATAAAGAATGATGCCTCACTTATACTATTAAACTCTATTCTTTCTCCCGTTGTGATACTTATACCATATATGGGTTTCTTTCTTTTTTCATTACTGATTGCTGCTATTCTTTTATAATGTTCTGTTGATTGTCCTCTTTTTGCTGGTGTCCAATTTGTTGGTTTCGTTTTGAAGAAGTACCAACCTTTTACTTGTAATTTATTATTATTTGGACTTTGTAATGAATGAAAAATTGCATTATTATCTTTACGATTTCTAGTTACTTCTTCTGCCGCATCTGCCTGTGATTTCCACATCTTTTTTCTTCCTAATGTTGGATTGATACCATATACAACACCACGACGATTTACTCTCTTTTCTATTATTTTAAGAGGTTCATCCTTTAGTGACCATCTATATCCAAATGCCTGAAATGTTTTACCTTTAATACAAAAGTTAATAGATGATTTTCCTTTACCATTTCCTTTATCATCTGCTGCTAATCCTACAGTCTCATAGTCTTTAATCCATTCACCCTCTAATGTATAACAACTCACTGGTTTAGATTGTGGATGGTTTGACCAATACTTTTTTGGTTTAGATATACCTTCACCACCATAAGTACAGTTATACCCAACACCATCAGCAGTGTTATACTTTTCAATATAATGTTTCTCTCTTTCATTTACACTCTCTTCGGTGCATTCCTCTAATACTCTAAACTTAAAGTTGTCTGCTCCGTACTTACTAATGGCACGAACAATTGGCATAGAGTGTACTGAATTGTCTTCTGATATGTTATCTTTATTTCTTGCTAGTTGTAGATGTTGTTTCCACCTATCATATGGATTAGATTGTGATGTTTTTCCCACATAGAGTTTGTTATTTTGTAGGTTGGTAATTGAATAGATATATGCCATTTAAGTTTTGTAAAAAATATATTTGTGTTGTATGTATTTATACTATTAAATGGTAAATAAGGTATTTTCTTTCATTCTCAATAAGGTGGTGCAATTGAGAATCAATAGTGATATTATAGTGGTAATAAAGACCTTATAAATGCTCAAAGTTCTTGTGATCTTTGGCGTCAATCTAACAGAATTTCCCCCAAATGTCAACCCCCGGAAATATCAAAATCCACACACAAAGGTTCATAAATACTCTCAACATTCTTGACAACCCTCTCAGAATAGTCTAGAATGAACTTATACACAAATGGAGGTCTCAATTCTCATGTCTGTTTCTTATCTTCAGAGTCAAAGACAACGTTATCGTGTAACATTAGAACTTGATGTTTTGAATGATTTTGACCCACACAATATGGAATGGGAGAAGATTTTTGATCTGGAACCCAATGAGAAAGTTTCTGCATATGTAGAAGATCTCGATGTACCTGTCCGTTGGTAATCTGTGGAAAAAGAGTTTTCCACAACCTTAAGAGTATGAGTCTATGAGATTAACTGTGGAAAAAGAGTTTTCCACAGATTTATACTGTATAAATAAACATATCAGATTTAAGAGTTATTAACTGTTTCAATCTGAAGTATAATTCTTTCCCATAAAGCATCAACAGACGGTATCACCCGGTGAGTATAAGTCTTAAGAGTGGATATAAAGAATTCCCTGCTTCTTTTGAGCACTTAAGAATCATTAACTGATACATTCTATTTGAATACATTTCAGGCAGAAGTGGTTTAACGCAAGGTTTCCAGAGTTGCCGAACAAAAAGTATATT